GACTGTACGATGAGTTCTCCGAGATGCTTAACTCAACCTACGAACGACTGAAGGACGACAGCCAGTACAGAATCAAGTACGACGCCAACACAGGAACGTCCGAGCTTGTAATGTCAGAACGTGACAAGACCACCAAAGCCGACGCTGAGTTGGCTGAAGTTTAACCCAACCGGGGCGGCTCAGGTCGCCCCACCTACACAGGAGACTACACAATGACTCACCTTAAACCACACGGGCTCTTCAACACGCCCGATAGCTTCGAGACCATCGAGGCTTGGATCAACTCTCACAGCAAGGAGGACAGATTACACTTATGGACTGCGGCCATGATGACCTGGAACTACGCAGCCTCAATCGTCAACACAGGAGTAACTGAAGATGCCTAACCCATTCCGTAAAGGAACCGACATCGATACGCCATATGCCACCTACATCAATCCTCAGGGTTGGGAGTGGCGTATCCTCAAAACCTACAAGCAGCCATCAAGCGAGGCCAAAGATCCCTACGCGCGATGGTTCGTGGCAGCACGGTCACCGCTCACCGACGGACGTTGGGAGATGGGTGACACATACAAGCAAGAGGTGACCCGCTACGGGCGCCTTCTATCCTCAACCACAGAATGGAGCACACACTATGGATAACTTAATCACAGCACTCAAAAAGCACAAAGCACAAACCGCGGCTCTGGATGATCTTCAGAACAAGCTGGCAGATGTCCAACGCGCTTACAACTCGTTGGATGATGCCCGCGCCAAGCTCGAGGAGGTTCAGTCCGACATCAGAGATCTCGAGATCCCAGACTTCGAGGATGAACTCAACGACCTTCACGATACCATCGGGGACTGGCTCGAGGCTATGCACCCCATTGGCGAGGATATGCTCGACTGGTCGGGTCGTCCAGAATATTGATTGTAAACCAACCAGCGGGGGCTTCGGCTCCCGCACCACACATAGGAGAACTAACATGAAAAGCGGAATCATTTACAAGGGGCCTAGCCAGCTCGACGGAAAGCCCATTGTGGTTATCGCCACATACTCTAACCGAAACACCAAGACAGGCGCCGTCGTGCAGACGTACATCCTGACCACGGAGAACCCTCTCGAAGCCAGCAAGACAGGCCGAGACTCAACCATCTGCGGAAGCTGCATCATGCGCGGCACCCCAACAGATGACCCCAAGCGCAAGATCGCGAAGGGCCGACGCTGTTACGTCAACCTCGGGCAGGGTGTCCTGATCGTCTTCAGAGCATTCGAGCGCGGCGTCTACCCGATGGCCGACAGTCCAGATGCACGACGAGCACTTGGCGCTGGGCGATTCATTCGCATCGGCACATACGGAGATCCAGCTGCCGTACCCGACTACGTTTGGGATGAGCTAATAGGTCACGCTCGTAACCACACAGCATACACCCACCAGATCGGCTGGAGACCCGACATCGCAATGCAGTCAGCGGACTCATACGAGGAAGCTCTGACTCACTGGGCAGCTGGTCGTCGCACCTTCAGGGTCGTATCAGACATACTCAAGGTCGATCCAACACGCGAGGTCCTATGCCCCGCATCCAAAGAGGCAGGCCGTCGAGTACAATGCGCCGACTGCAAACTCTGCAACGGGTCAGCAACTGGAACCAGACCTCGAGCATACGGGTCACAACCTAAATCAATCGCAATAGTGGAGCACTAATCATGAACAACACACGCAAAGTAACCGAAGAGTGGGTCGATGGCCCACGCACCTTCACCGTCGTAAACTGCAGCTGCGGTCAGGAGGTTCACTGCTACAGCACATGGGCCAACGACTGCGAGGGTTGCGGCACAGAGTACAATGGGGGTGGGCAAAAGCTCGCCCCTCGATCTCAGTGGGGAGCAGAAACAGGGGAGGCATGGTATGACATATAAGAGGAGGGGCTTCGGTCCCTCCTTCAACTACGTCAAATAAGGAGTCGCCTAGTCGGCGACAATATTTAAAGGAAAAAAGGAGTCGCCTAGTCGGCGACAATATTTAAAGGAAAAAATTGAGTGCTGACGCACACACTGTTTCTTGTCCTCGTTCCTCGGACGCGGAAAAGCGCGACAGAGCCGCAGAGCTCAACAAAAAGCCGGCGACAGAGCCGCAGGGCTCGCCGACAGAGCCGCAGGGCTCACAAATCTGCAACCGCGCAAGCGTAATGAGCAGCCGATAACTCCTCCAACGCAGCCCAAACCTCCCCCTTGCCCGAAAAAGACCGACCAAGGCCCTCGAAACTAGGCGCTTGGGCCACGGACATCGCTTCTCGGCCCTCGATTAAGTGTATTTGCTTCGAAGAGAGGGAGTTTATTAAGAAGAATGAGAGGCCGCCACGGGCGGCGTACGATGTATGCCAGGCAATCTGGTGAGGGGAGTGTTTTACGATAAACTTATTTGCTACCTTCAATTCTAGCCAAAACGGAAAACCGTTCAGCATACAATGCACATCAGGCACACCGCCTCCGGCCCTGTTCTCAATCCTCTGGGCGTACCCTTTTGGTGGCATGCTGCCCTTCAATATATTCCAAAATCTCGCCTCTGGTCCCTTGCTCATTTGGTGTCACATCCTTCATGGGTGTACCTTCAATCTGAAAAGCTTGGGGGTACTGTTGTTGCAAGGCAGCCAATCGAGCGGTGATCTCATCTCGGCTCATCTGATCCATCGTGTTGATGTTCTCTCTCCGGTCGATGGTAAGACCACCCAGAGCGGAACGAATTTTCTCTGCGTTGATGGCGCTGGAGTATTGCCCCGCCTCTTCGGCGCCGCGAGACAGATCGTGCAGCCGTTTAAGCTGGCCTATGGTGCTCACACCATACTTGCGCTCCCGCTCTTCTCTCATCTCTTGGATGCGCTCCAAAACGTGAGGGAAGTCTTCCCCGTTTAGCATCTTCGCTGCGTACACATGAGATGTGGCTGCGGCAAACCCAGCGCGACGAGCACACTCTGCATTCGAGTAGATGCCTTCGGTGACCAACTTACAAAAGGTTTCCTGTCTGGGTGTGATCTTTCCCTTGCGAGGGTCGGGCCTACCATTGGAGCGGATGGCTGTCCCCTCGGGGTACACTTTCTTGACATACTTTCCCACTGCGTCCTCCAGAACGATTACTTGTTGGCACTATACAACAAGGGGCGCCGCCTCTTCAAGAGGTGAGTTTCCTATAGGGGTTTTCCAGATCCATTTCCTAAATCCGAAAGCAAAGACATCAGAACAAGATCCATTATTGAACTCGTTACAGCTCGTTACAGCTCGTTACAAACCATTTGTAACGGATTAGGATAGAAACACTGAGTGAATACAACACATTAAAACACACAACTCACCCTCGTTACACTCGTTACACCATTTTGAAGATTTCAAAAAAATAAAAAACAAAACTCCCAGCCAGAACCCTATAGGGAACTCAGAAATCACCCCTAAATCCCTGCCCATAAACAGAAAAAACCCGTTACACACAGGTGTAACGGGCTGTAACGAGTGTGACGAATCACACTATCAGTTATGTAAAGAGCACCTAATTTTTGTACAGGCCCAAGGTCCGAGGCACAAGAACTTTTCACCATTATCCCCAAAATAATATTTGACGCGGCCTTCTATTGTTGATAGACCACAAGTAGACGGGGGTCATTCTCTGTCTTTCACTTACAAAGGAGCAAGAACCATGAAACTAGAACTAAAGAACATCAAGCATACATCTTGGGCATCTGAAGAGACCCACTGTTACCAAGCCTCATTATATGTGGACGGAAAGCCTGTTGCTATTGTCAGCAACGATGGGCATGGGGGCGCGGACCGTGACTACCCTCACCCTAAATTCAAGGGCGATTACCGTGCGCAGATGCGTGATGTGTCTCGTTACTTCTCAGGGTTACGCCGCACGGCTGTGACCGAGTGGTCTCCAGAAGGCATGGAACAGTGCCTAGAATTTTGGTGCTGTGATCAGGTCAACGATTGGCTCAGTGCGCGTGAGTTGAAAAGCAAGTTGAGGAAGGAGTTTCTGTTTCAGTTTGCTGACAAGGTGGGTGTGTTTGCTCACAAGACGCGGCCTTCCCGTGCGGCGGGTGTTGCTGTGGTTTTGAACGACCTTCCTTTTGACGAGGCGTTATCTATCTGGAAGGAGACAGCGTGATGAGCAATCTAACAGAAGCCACCGATTTGATATCTAAGTTATGGTTTGATGATGCGTGGACCGCGTACAGTTGTGACACCTACAGAACGCACACTGATGGCAGTGTTCATTACACTGCCGAGGCGCAAGAGTTTTACAATCATATTGAGGATCAAGTTAAGGGAATCCTGATTGGTTATTTCGTGAAGGAGAAATCAGATGTCTAATACAAAAATAGTTACGTTCCAAGTAGTGCGCCAAGAGACTTGGTATCCTGAGTACGAGGTTCCTGCACATTTAGAGGGTGATGAGTTGATAGAGTACATCAGCAACGAGGCCCCTGCTTCGGTGTTCGATGAGATGTGCAACAAGAACACGTTGGACACTGAAACTTATATTCAACCTGTGGAGGAAGTGTAATGCCTAATCATTGCTATCAACAAGTGCACCTTCGGGGCCCGAGCCATTTGATCCATCACTTGCATGCTGCGCTGTCGAAGTCGGAGCCAGAGTTTTGCAGCACGATTGCGCCCATGCCGTTTGAGTTGTGGGCCAAGGAGACGCAGCCGGATCAGGTGCTGCCTGAGTGGTATAAGTGGAGGTGCGAGAACTGGGGTACGAAGTGGGATGTCTGCGGTTCAGACATTGACGAAGATGGTCTTGAGTATTCGGATGATAAGAAGGTTGCGTGGTTCTCGTTCCGTTGTTGGACTGCTTGGGGTCCGCCTGTTCCTGTGTGGGATCGTCTTCATGCGATGGGCATTGAGGTTCAGGCTGATTATCAGGACGAGGGCATGAACTTTGAGGGTGCGTACAGAGATGGCGAGGAGTCTAACTGGACCATCGTCCATGAAGAGGAGGCGGTGTGATGAGTGATTATGCTTATGATGAGGGATACCGAGCAGGCATGCAGAAGATGCGTGAGGTAGGGCAACGCCGCATCGAGGAACTGGAAGCCAAGCTGGCGAAGGCGGTGGGGGCACTTGTTGTAATT